GCAAATCCTCGAACGTCAGGCCAACAAACTTTCTTGTAAGGGCAGTAAGAGCAACCGACTGCCAGTTTCATGTTACCGCTTTTGCCGTCAGCTACTGGTTCGTAGCAGTGCTTCGGCGGCTCCTCTTGTTGAACAACCTCTTTGATACGGTCAATCCTTTCGCCTACGTCGTACCCTATCTTCTCGTGAACAGGGGCTTGCGTGTCGGAAGAGTCGTACATCAGGTAAGTTAAGTGTCCGTTCTGCTTGTCCATCGCAAGCCATCCGAACTTAGTTTCACCTTCGGAATATCCGTACCCTTTAATCTGAGCAACGTATCCAAACGGATCATCATAAGCCAGACTTCCGTCCTTGAATTTCTTAAACCCAAAAGTGGACACACTCTTAACATCAGTGACAACACCGTCAATTTTGCAGTCCATGCTGCCCGTAACACCGTTGACTTCGCACTTCTTCTGTTCATCAGTAACCTCGTGTCCTGCTAGTCTAGTCAAGAACAACAGCAGTTCTTCTATCAGATGTCCGTACATAAACTTAACGTGTGTGTTGGGCGTCAGTTCTTCTGCGACTTCAGGATTATTAACCACGTTCCACAAGTAACGGTCATCACGCCCGATGTTTGACATTCTAATCGTACGTCCGTCACGTTTCTCTGTGAACAAGTTTGCCATGAGCCGCTTACAGTTCTCACCAAAGCGATCAATCTCGTCGTACAGATCGACACCCTCTGCTGGTTCTTTAGTTGAAACAGTTTTGTAGATGTCGTTTACTAGCGAGTAAATTTCCATGTTAATCCCTATGGTTGATCCAGTAGAAGTCGCCTGACTCTGGGTTGTAGGACAAGAACACGATGTTGTTTTCTTTTTGTTCGTCTGTTCTTTTTATTCCTATTCGCCAATCTCCTTTGTTTGGTCGGTACTCTCTCTGTGTAGTTTTAACGTCGATTAAAGTACACTCTCCGTCTTTGTACGCCACTATGTCAATGGGACCACTACAGCCACAGTTAAGGAACACCTCGTACCCTTGCTCCCACAGCCAAGTGACTGCTTTGTGTTCAGCTAAGTCTCCCTTGCGTGACCTGTTCATCTCTACAGTGTTATCTGTTTCAACTTCGTTGTCAAACATTTCGTAGTTATCCATATCAGTGTGTCTCCGACCAAGTGTTTCCGATTTGATATTCTCCGTCGAGTGGACAGCGGAGTGAAAATGAAATGCCAGCCGCCTTGATGCACTCGACTGCGAGCCAGCCGAACTTCTCTGCTTGTTTTGTAACCACCTCCGATTGTATCTCGTCATGTATATTGCCTATGAACTTGAAGTTGATGTTGTGCTCCGTCGCGTGAAGGTTCAGAAGAACAAGAGCTTTCTTCATTACAACCGCACCAGCCGCTTGAAGCAGCGTGTTTAATGCACTGTGTTCTGATCGGACCCAGAGCTTTCTTCCGTCGAGTCCGACGAGGTAACCTTTCCTAGCAGCCTGTCCAACTCTGTCTCGTAAAGTTTCAAGAGTAGGTGTGTTTCGTAGAAAGCGTGTCCTAAGCTGGTTGCCATCTTTAGCAGATCCTCCGACGATGCTTCCGATCTTGGCATCTCCTGCTCCGTAAAGGAAAGCATAGATGAAAGTTTTTGCCTGAGCCCTTGTTGCAAGTCCAGCAGCCAGTTGATTTCTGGTGTGAATGTCTTCTCTAAGTAAGACATCTGTAAACTCCTCGTCGCCCATGTAGTGTGCGAGCATCCGTAGTTCCAATCCACTGGCGTCTGCACCGACTAACTTGTAACCGTCCGGTACAGTCCAGCACCTTCGACACTCTTCACCGTACTGGGAACTAGATGAAGGAACTTGTGCCATGTTTGGGTTCTGGTGTGTCATTCTGCCAGTAACAGCACCGTTGCTGATGACTCTCCCATGTACCCTTCCGTCTGGCTTTACGTGTTCTAGCCAGGATTTTACTTGGGAGTGTCGCTTCTGGAGTAACAGGTATTCCAGTACTTGTTGCGCTTCGGGAACATGATGATTCTCTTTAAGCGTCTTCTCATCAACAACAGGTTTGCCCGTCGTAGTGACTGCCGACCATACTGCGCCCTTAGCTGTAAGCCTGTCGGCCACTTGCTGTCTTGAACCAACGTTGAATACAGTGACCTTATCCTTGAGCCGTTTACCAGTTTTCTCTGAGTATCGCTCCTCAACAACCGGCGGGAAAACCGCCTGAAGATCTGCTTCAATTTCATTCATGCGCTCCTTAAACTTCGCAACGAGCAAGTGACACAGACGCTGATCGAGTAGCCATCCGTTGTCCTCTTGCTGTTGCATTAGCCACTGCACTTGATGCTCAAGGTCAACGCTCTCCTGCTTGAATCCGTCTAGCTCCACCTTGAGTTTGTTGTACACAGCTTCGGTTAACTCTACGTCACGCAAGCAGTAGTCGATCATCTCGGGAGTAAGCTGGGACCAGTCGTTGTGATCTCCCTTTGCGAACCCAAGCGTGTTGCCCCAGTTCCGCAGAGAGTGACCACCTGACCGGCTTGGGTCGGCTAACCTAGAGAGGACAAGTGTATCAACGATCCTACTACGGTCAAAACTAACGTTCCAAAGGCGGTCCAGAACAGGTACGTCGAAACCGATTCCATTGTGGAAAACCCAACTTGCGTTCGGGCGATCCGATACATACGCTTTGAAGTCTTTCTCATTACATATTACCTCCGATACTCCGTTGTGTCTGCACACTGCACACCAGATGGTACTGGCGTCCAGACCGTCAGTTTCAATGTCACAAAAGACTAGGTTCAAAACTCTGTCTCCGGTGGGTTAGGGTTAGCACACTCGTGTATGCGTCCGGTAAACTTGTCGTACCGTAGCCAACACGCTGGTCCTGTCTCTCCTGCGTAACGGTTCTTCAGAATCCTGACGCACGTTGTGTTCCTTACGTCTTCGTCCTCGTGTTGCTGGTTACGCTCCATGCCGATCACGATGTCTGACAACTGTGCTATGCTCTGGCTACCACGTAAGTCCTGTAGACTGATCCTGCCTCCGTCCTCGTGTGCTGTCCCAGAGGTACGCTTCAGGTGAGACACCAGGAAAAGTGTAATCCCCGTCTCTGCCACCAGTGTGCGTAGCTTGGTCATTATTTCATCGATGGCCTTACGCTCATCGCCGTTCTCTTGAGAAGAAACAACGATTGATAGGTGGTCAAGGATGATATATCGGCAGTCGCAAGCCTTTGCCATGTGCCGTACTCTGCTGAGAAGCTCATCTGCTGACGTTGATCCCCAGTGATCGAACAGATAGTATCTTCCAGACCCCATCGTTGATTCCCAATACGGTCTAAGTGCATCGACAGGCGTGTCCTCCTCCAAATGGAGCCTTCTAGACGCCGCCACCGACATGATTCCAAGAGCAGTTGTTGCGACATCCTCTTCAAGGGCAAGTACACCAATGTTATCTTGAGTCCGTTGCAGTAAATCGAACTCAAGTTCTCTGATAAATTGGGATTTTCCCATGCCACTGCCACTGGTGATAGTGACCAGTTCGTAGGGTCTGTGTCCTCTCGTGATTTCATTTAGCCCATCCCACGGGTACGGTACACTCTGTACCTGTCTCTTGTTTACCAGTGCGTCCCACGTATCCGTCCCTGCTACGATGCCGTCAGGTCGGTACACCTTTGCGTCCCACCAAGACTGAATAAAGTCCTGCACCCTGTTGGCTATCAGCATTTCGCTGGCGTCCTTCAGAGGTAGCTTACATATCTTCAGCTTGTTAGGACTGAACAGATCCTTGACTTGCTCTAGTGCTATCTCGCCTGCCTTGTCTTGATCGAAGCAGATGACCACGTTGTCGTAGCCTTCAAGCCACTCTAGGTTCTGCTTGATTTCCTTGGCAGCGCTGGACGCACCGTTGCGTAAACTAACTACGTCGTACTTCTGTCCGAACATCTCGTACACAGACAGCGCATCAAGCTCTCCCTCTGTGATCGTGACGTACTTACCCGTACCTCGACAGTGCTTCTGTCCGAACAGACCTACGTTGGTCATGTTACCGGAGCAGATAAACTGCTTACCCTTTACCACTCTTTGTTTTGCACCTACCAGTTCGCCTGTGTCGCGATCATAGTAAGGGTAGTAGTGTGAAGCGATAGTTCCGTCAGGAGCAAAGTGAACCGTCACTTGGTAGTGTGACACGGTGTGCTTTGAGATTCTCCGGTTGGAAATGTCGGCAACAACACCACCCATTGAGAGCGCAGAGAGTTTCTTAGTCTCCTCCCCTGTCTCTCCGTTAACGTGGTAACCACAGCCAGGAGAAAAACAGTGGCGGCCACCGTCAGAGTAAACCGCCACGTTGTCTTTGCTCCCACACGTAGGACACGCCTCGTGGTGTAGGAATGATGCAGTCATATCAGAAGTCTACGTTGTCTTCCTCAACCTCTGCTAACTCCAGCACCTTGACTGCTTCAAGGTACGTAGGAGTACCGTAAACAGGGTGCGCTGGACCCGTCTTAAACTTCAGACGGACACGGGAGTTGTACGGAACCTCCCCGTCGAACCTGTCGCCGTCAGCAGTGTACATACTGATGGAGTACTTGGACTTAAACTTACGTTGCTTGTTGCCCTCGTAGTCCTTGATCTTAACACCCTGTGCCGACAGTGTGTTTGCGTCATCTTCTGACATGGTGATGGTCATACTGAACGTACCAGTGTCCTGACCGTTGAATACGTCGTGCTTAGTGACGTTGCTAAAGTTTACTACACCTTCGATAACTTGACTTGACATAATGGAATAATCTCCGTTGTTAACATTAACTTGTACCCGAAGGTACACCTATAGTATACCACAATCTTTCTTCGATTGCAACACTAATTCTTGTTTGATTCACGTTTGACTGCATCTAACGTACTCTTGACTGCAATTTCCTGCATAGTCCTGATAGCTTCTGTATGGCTCATGGAGAGCTGTTTGACAAAGGGTATACCTCGCCATGGGTCAAGCAGTTCAATGCGCTTACAGAGCGATCTAGAGGCTTCCTCGCCTACCACTGCACAGTCCAGCAGTCCAGATGATACCACAAAGAGGTCAACTTTAGTTTCTTCTTTAGTAATATCCATTAGTTTAATCCTTTAGTTTAATACTTAAGTTAGTCTTCATTAGTAATACTTAAGTATATATTATCATACTCCCTTTGTAATTGCAAGACATCATCTTGTGTAAAAGAACCAGGATAATCGCTTGACTCCATGTTTTCTAGTTCCCAATGTGTAGATATGGATACTGTCAAACAGTCTGTACATAGGTCGTAGTAAGATCCGGTGATGTCTTTCTTTACTCTCTCTGCGTCATCTAGTATGACGTTACACGCTTTACATCGCATTGCTGTAGTCCCTCCCGAAGAAACCTTCCCATTCACTTTCCAGCTTGGTGTAAGACCACTTACGGTAGTAAGCGTAGTGGTCCTCCAGCTTGCTGTTGTCGCCTTCGTGAACACTAGCGGACCAGTGCGCCCACTCTGCCATATCAGACACCATTATCTCGTACTGTGGATCCACTTCTACCACGGCTCTTCCCCTATCCCGTGTTTGTAGTACTGCTCTTGATTGCGTTCGTACTCGCAGTTCTCGCACAAGCCAGTATCAGTGTCAACACTATCGACGATCTCGTAACACCCGTCACAAATATGGGTGTATTCTAGGTAGTCAACTCGCTTGTACGGGCCAGTGCCGTCACAGTAGTGGCTGTAGTCACTGTAAACGTCATCCTCGTTCATGTCTAGCGCTCCTCTAGTATTCCTCTGAAAAGATTAACCATGCGGTTACCACTAGGCAACCGAAACCCCATAACCACGTTATCTCATTTTCGCACATTTTAGTACCCTCCGGTCAGTTTTATGCTTAAGTCTTGATCGTCTGCTTCGAATGTTAACCCCATCTCGACTAGTTTGTAAATACCAGCATAAAAAGCGTCATCTGTTTTGTAAAATATTACCATTAGTCAATCCCTCTGTCTACTGTATCAAAGTTGTGGAGGTACACAGCCATCGCAAACCCCCGTGGTGTTAAACTTCTGATGTACTTGGTACGTGCTGATTTACCGCCTAGCTTAACGTGACCAGGATTATCGTGCTGCAACGCTGGTAACCCTGATTTCTGCGGTAGTATAAACCCGTTGCCGGTCCAAAGGCAAGTCTTTTTGTTGTACCTATCTTTCTCTGGTATGACACCAGGAAACTCTGGGTGTGGACCGTCAGGGCAGTAGTTCGCAAAGTCGCACGGGTGGAACGTAAAGTCGGGCTTACGCCACAGTGTAGACAACACGCTCACGGGGTTCTCTACTGCATACGGCACTCCCCACTGCTCCGCAAGTCTCGCCATGCGTACCGCCTTGGTCTGAAACTCTGGGTCTGACTGTCGCTTACGCTCAAAGTGTGCCGCACCAGACACAGCCAGATCAGTACACGGGGCAAACGAAATCACGATGCTGGGTGAACGAAAGCCAAGCGCAGACAGATTGTTGTCTACTGCTTGCTTTGCGTCAGTCCTGCTTAGGTCAATGTTAAACCTAAAAAAACCGTAGCCGTGCGTCTGCATCAAGTGGTGACCGGAGTGGTCGGTGTCTTCGTAATCCACAGTCACCACGTTGTAGCGCTCGCTCTGCAACCACGGGAGCATGGCGTAGTGACTATGATTAAACAGAAACAACACTGTTGGTTTCATCTGTCGAGTACCTCCATCTCGTCAAGCTCTACAAACTCGAACTCTTTTTCCATCTCAAATTTCTCACGCTTGGCGTCCTCAAGATACCTGAAAACCAGGATTCTTGAGTTGCCGCCAAAGTCGTAACCCTGCACTACAAACACTGTTTCCATGTTTTACCCTCTGTTGGTTGGTTGAAGTGTTTAAGAATGTCTCTCGCTCTCCAGATAAACAGGGGATCAATCCTGCTACCCTTTGACGTAGTTTTACAGGCTACCGGCTTCGCTTAATCCCAGAGGAGTCTACAGCAAGCGTTACCAGACGAGAGACATACTTAAAAACTCCGGTTGGCTTACCAGTGGACACCTTAACAGATGCCCACCAGAAAGACAACCCCCTTACTTGTCGCTGATTGAAATGTTTACTTTTCGCTGTGGCTTGCGTACGCTGACGCTGAAGTACCAGTATCCAGCGTTCACGATGTGGAAGCAAGGTCCACGGGTGTAACTGAACGGCTTGCTGTCTCGCGTACGCTTACGAATGATGAACGAACGGCCCAGGATTTTCTTGCGTGTTACATTTTCCATAACTTACTCTCCGTTTACACTAGGTTATCAAAGAACGCCTGTGGGCGCTCAACTGCTGTTAAACCGTCGAGCCACTTGTTGATGTGTCGGCTCGTGGTTTGACTCCACTTGGTGCTGGTCTTTACAACTGTGTCGCCGTTGTCAGCATCAGCCAACAGCGCCGCTACGGGTGTCTCGTAAGAAAACAGGATCTGCCCCTTTTCGGTTGTGATCTCTGTCATGTTACTGCCTACGTTTCTAAGTTTCATGGTTTAGCCCTCCAAGGTCAATTTGAATACGTTTATGGTGTCGCAGTTTACGTGGTACGCAACCTGTCCGCAACCTTCAAACACCTGTGCAATTTTCTTTGACTCAAGGTCAATGACTCCGCCTTTGCTTGGCGTGACTTTGCGCTTACCGTCTGCACATCGTGACAGTGTGACAAAGCCGTCGTGAAACTGTACGTTGTACCGTGTGCCACCAGCCCAGCCCAGAGACTCTAGTCCCTGAAGCCAAACCCGTGCGCCTTTCTTGGTTGGCGCTACAACTGTGCGCCCTGTTTGTTTGCACATCGTCAATCCTCCCAGATTGTTGGTTACCTAGACGCGCACCTCCGGCGCGTTTCGCTTGCTCCCGCAATGCTCATCAGTAGGTTTTAAAGTCGGAAACTGTCGTCGATCATCTTAAGACGGTTAACAAGGGCGTTCGCGGCGTGTTGGTAACCGGCGTATCGACCCTCTTTCCATTCTGCCATTTCGTGCATGTCTTTTTGCCTGTATCGTTTCGCCTCCTCTTTGTCTCCCGTAGCAAATGCTCGCATCTGCGTCAGGTATCGGTCGATCTGTTCGTTGATTAGTCTTAACTTTGTTTCTGCGTCCATTGTTTATCCCTCGATTCTAAAGCAGTTTAAGATTTTTCGGCGTCCTGCCGTATTTGCTGTCCAATCTTGCATCACTCCGTCAACAATCGCAAGCGCGTGTTTGTTGACTCTGACGTAGAAAGTACCCTTGCGGTAAGTCTTGGCAAACCGATTGATTGTCATGCCTGTTGCAAAGTCAACGTGCGAGATCGTTTTGCCCTCTTTTTCTGCGGCTTCGCGCAGTGCTGGCAACCAGACCGACATCCGCATTCCGCAACGATTCTTGCGGCCATGCTTTGCCATGTGGCGATGCGCTTTGCCGAATGACCAATCCATTGTGCAAGCCAGTGCAACCACTGTACAGCAACCGTTCTCGCGGTACTGCATGATCGTTTGGTGCATAGTGCCGTCGTATTTCTGTTGCATTTTAAATGCTCCGTGTTGTTGTAGAGTATCAACAAAAGACACATCGTCTGTGCCCTTTGGCGATACCCTACGCGCTCCGCTATCTTCCCAGTTGCGTGGATTGTCTGCCCGTTGCGGTAGGGTTGCGCGAGTGGTTACCGTGTGGATTGTCTGCCCGTTGCGGTTCCCGATGCGCTCAAGCGGAGCGGTAGGAGTATCTCACTGGACGCTCGCGTTGAGCGCTGGTTTACCCTCTGTCGGATGGCTCTCTGGACTAGGGCAATCCCTAGTTGATCCGTTGAACGTCTAACAGGCTACGGTGAGCCGTTACCAGTGTCGAAGGCGGATTACCCTCTGCAACCTCTGACGCGTGTTGCTTACTTTGGCGTTCGGGGACTTTGGATTGCCTCTGTCCCGTACTAGTACCCACAACCCTCTAACCTCTGCGAGGGGTCTCTTTGGGGCTTTCCGGTGAGCCGGTAGCGACATCCGCCGAGACAGGGCCACCATATCGAGTGGTTCAGAGATTGCAAGACTTTTTTTAACTTTTTTTTAATCTCACGGTAAATCAGTGACTTACAAACGGTTTGAACCCTTGAAAAATGTAAACGTGCATCAGATTACTACAAAATCCACTGGTTAAATTTTGACCACTTAATCGCACCAACTGGTTAAATTTTGATCACTTCGGGAGCACTTAAGCACAAACCGTGCCAACTTTGCTGGATGTGTCTGGTGTGTCGTGTGTCTGCCAGAGGGTACTTCCTCGGCTCTCACTCTCGCGGATTCTCGCGTTGCAACCCGTGCTGCCCGATGCGACCCAGCGCCTCGCGTTGCCCCGTGACTTCCTCGTTTCTGCATTTAAGGAAGTTAGAGACACGGGTGCCCCCTTGAAGACCCCCCGCCCCCCGAGTTGGCCGATGTCGTCGCGCGTGGTTGCCACCCAAGTTCGCAAGAGGGCAATTTAAGAAAAAATACCAGAAAAGAAAGTAGTTTTTACGTAAGATAAACTGCTGTTTTCACTTGTGTTTTCTTCTGGGCGGGAATACAGAGTTAAATTAGTTAAAAAAAGACTTGACATTTGGTTAAAAATGTGGTAAAATATAGAGTAGATACTGAGATAATAATTAAGGAAGTGTTCGTATAGATCCCTTCTTCTGTTATCTTAGGCAAGGGACTCATGCGAACCACGGTTAAACACAAGGACACAGGAGAATGTCAAATAATGACACCCTAGAAGCCCAAGCACAAGAAAGAAAAGAAATAAATTTAAGAAAAAGGTCTAGGGGTAGACCAAAAAAGAAAGAAATATCAGCTAAATCTAAGGGCGGTAGAGGGGTTCGTGGGCGTCCTAAAGGTGACGCAGCGATAATTAACGAATATAAAGCTAGAATGTTAGCTAGTCCTAAGTCAGCTAAAGTCTTGGAGACTATATTTGAAGCTGCTTTAGACCACGACCACAAGAATCAGGCTGCGGCTTGGAAGTTAGTAATGGACAGGATACTACCTGTAGGTGCATTTGAGAAGGAGGTCACCAAAGATGGAGGACGAAGTGCGATCCAGATTAATATCACTGGGGTTGGAGGCGCAACAGTTGATTCTAGCTATCCAGAGAGTAGCACAATCGAAGGTGAACTCGTTGATTGACGAGGCTGAAGGTCAATCTGAACTGTTCTTTGAGTACTTAAGGACTAAAACCTCTTGAGACACTTCACCGTAGCTGAGTTCGACTGCCAACACACAAGCGAAAACAACATGGAACCAGAGTTCATGGAATTAGTAGATGAACTAAGGGATCGGTGTGGTTTTCCTTTTGTTATCACCAGTGGCTTTAGAAGCCCTGCCCACCCCATAGAAGCCAAGAAAGATGTACCAGGAACCCATTCGCAAGGAATAGCGGCAGACATAAAAATAACTAGCTCTGCTCAGCGGTACACAATAATAAGAGAGGCGCTTCAGTTGGGTTTTACGGGTATAGGCGTCGCTGGTGACTTTATTCACGTAGACACACGGGGTTCTGCTCCTGTGATTTGGGTATACTGATGCTGTACACTAAAAACGCTAACGTAACAACCACAGACGAATCTACTATTGTTACAATCCCTAGCGGTTACGTAGCCCACTGGAACATGCTGTTCGTAAGTAACTTAGGTGGTTCTACTAACGGTGCAGGTATCTACGTATCTAAAGCAGACACAACCCGCATCGACATCTTAGGTGGTGGTAACGTGTCATCTAAGGAGTACATATTGTTAACTGACGGTGTGTTTGTTCTTCAGGCTGGTGACGCCATCAAAGCGTACACGACTGCCGCTGGAGACATGGAGTTTGTTGTAACCTTTGACTTGTTGGAACAACCAGCAGTATTTGTAAACTTTAACGGAGCGTAACTTAATGAAATATCTTGCAGCCTTTCTTTTTCTTTTCTCGTCTTTGTCTTTTAGCCAAACCGTAATTAACTACGATGACGGATCTACTTACACGTTAGAAAACAACGAACACATTTTTGTAACAACACACAAAGTTTACTCTAAAAGTAATTATAAAAGAGGAGGTGTTCATTTTAAACCAGTAAACGAAAACAAAAAACGTGACTACGTACCTGATCCAGACGGTACTGATGACATGGTTATAGGTTCTCACGAATGGTGTTTAGCATACGTACCGTGGCACGAAGGATTAACCTTTGACATGATTTCTTGGCAACGCTCGTGTGATACTAATGGTGATGACAAATACAACGAAAACGACGAAGGATGGGAGGGTTAATTATGCCAAGAAGGATAACAGGAAGAGGAAAAATAGGTCGAGGGGGGCGTAATCGTCCACAGGGCGAGACGGGACGACCGCTAACGCCACCACCAGCAGTACCTAAACCAAAAACAAAAAAGCGACCATTAAAAGGTTAATATTTGACCGACCTAAACGTACAACTGTTGCCGTGGCAGCAGGAAGTCTACTCTGATCCTACTAGGTTCAAAGTAGTAGCCGCTGGGCGAAGGACAGGGAAGTCTCGCCTAGCTGCTTGGATGTTAATTATTAACGCTCTACAGTCCGACAAAGGACACGTTTTTTACGTTGCGCCCACCCAAGGGCAAGCCCGTGACATCATGTGGCAAACCCTGTTGGAGCTAGGACACCCTGTTATATCTGGAAGTCACATCAACAACCTCCAGATCAGGCTGGTCAACGGGGCCACGATTAGTCTCAAGGGAGCCGACAGGCCAGAGACAATGCGTGGTGTGTCCTTGAAGTTTCTCGTGATGGACGAGTACGCAGACATGAAGCCTGACGTATGGGAACAGATTCTTCGTCCAGCACTGGCTGACCAGAAGGGATCAGCGTTGTTCATAGGTACGCCTATGGGCAGGAACCACTTCTACGAATTGTACAAGTACGCAGAGTTAGGTGACGATGAGACTTACAGGGGCTGGCATTTCACCAGCTACGACAATCCAATCTTGGACCCGACTGAAATCGACATGGCAAAGAAATCAATGTCGAGTTACGCCTTTAGACAAGAGTTCATGGCCTCGTTTGAAGCCAGAGGCTCCGAAATGTTCAGAGAAGATTGGGTCAAGTTCGGAGAAGAGCCAGAAGAAGGCGACTACTACATCGCAGTTGACTTGGCTGGCTTTGAGGACGTAAACAAAAAACGGACAAAAAACACTAAACTAGATGAAACCGCAATCGCTGTCGTTAAAGTTGGTACTGATGGTTGGTACGTTGATAACATTATACATGGGCGGTGGGAGCTTAACGAGACTGCCACCAAGATATTTCAGGCCGTTAGAGACTACAGACCCGTTAGCGTTGGTATTGAACGAGGGATTGCCAAGCAAGCTGTAATGAGTCCTCTGATGGACCTGATGAAGCGATACGGGCAGTTTTTTAGGGTAGAAGAGTTAACCCACGGTAACAAGAAGAAGACTGACAGGGTTATGTGGGCCTTACAGGGGCGTTTTGAGAACGGATACGTAACTTTGAAAAAAGGAGAGTGGAACGCTAGGTTCTTGGACCAGTTGTTCCAGTTTCCTGATGTTTTAACCCACGATGACTTGGTTGACGCTCTAGCGTACATAGACCAGTTGGCTAAGGTAGCTTACAGCTACGATTTTGAAATAGATGACCACAAAATACTAGACGTAGTAGCAGGATATTGATTATGACAGATCGAAAAAAAATCAGAGAAAACGCAAGAAAAGCTAGAGAACAACAAGATAAAAAAACTATAGAAGAATACAGAAAAAAATCAGCAAGAAATCGTGTTGCTTCAGAAAAAGAAGTTGCGGCTCAAAGCGCATTAAAAAAAGAAACACAAAGACAACGATCTGGAAGCACCATTAACAACAAAAAAATGCTTACAAAAAAACCAACTCCTTCTGAAAAAAGTTCTGATTTTAATATTGGGGCTTATAGTCGTTCAAAAGCTGATTGGACAAGCAAAGAAACTCCCAATTATTTAGGTGATGATATTGGCAAAACATCGCCTGTATGGAACGATTAATAATTAAGGATACTTCCAGATAATGAAAGTTTTCAGACCGCTCAATACCTACGGAATATACGCAATCAGTGCTGTAGTGTTTTTTACACTAGGGTACACTGTTGCCGTACTTTAAGGAGCCTAAAATGGCAGAAGAAATTTACAGCCCAGACCCCTTGATGATTGAGGAGTCTCTGGAAAAGTGGGTGATGACCAAGTGTGAAAACTGGAGAGATCACTATGAATCAAACTACGAACAACGGTTCGAAGAATACTATAGGCTATGGCGAGGTCAATGGGATCCTGCTGACTCCGAAAGAGCGTCAGAACGTTCTAGAATTATCTCTCCTGCGCTTCAGCAGGCTGTAGAGTCTAACGTAGCGGAGTTAGAGGAAGCCACGTTCGGTAGAGGTAAATGGTTTGACATTAAAGATAACTTTGGTGATCAAGACAGTCAAGATGTTGCGTACCTCCGAAACAAGTTAACAGAAGACTTTGAATCTTGCAAAGTGCGAAAAGCAGTTGCAGAATGCTTGATTAACGCTGCTGTTTTTGGCACGGGCATTGGTGAAGTTGTTATCGAAGAAATAAAAGAGATGGCTCCTGCAACTGAACCAATTATGGACGGACAACTACAAGCGGTAGGCGTAAACGTAACCGACAGAGTTGTAGTTAAACTTAAGCCAGTGTTACCACAAAACTTTCTTATTGACCCTGTAGCTACGTCTATCGAGGAAGCTATGGGTGTTGCTGTAGACGAGTTTGTGTCCAAGCACAGTGTAGAACTACTGCAAGAACAAAACATCTACAGGGACGCTTACATCGAGTCTGCTGCGCCCGACAGCGACCTAGAGCCTGACCAAGACCTTACGATTTACAACGACGACAAAGTACGTCTTACAAAGTACTACGGTCTTGTTCCACGCGAGTTGCTAGAGGCTGAAGGAGTAGATGTAGAAGACACTTCAATGTACGTAGAAGCTATTGTAGTTATTGCTAACGGCGGTACACTGCTTAAAGCTGAAGCTAACCCGTACATGATGAACGA